AACGATGTTTATTTCAATATCGAAATAGGAACCAAGCAAATGAATTTCACGGGTGAAGTATCTTTTAATATTACGTTAGATTGTGGTGAACACGTTATCGATAGCGTAGATTTAAGATTAGATCAATACGATTGGGAGCACGTATTTAAAAGCGGATTTTTAAACCAGCGAAACAGAAAATTAGTTTGTGAAGCGATTGAAGAGATTGTTTTAAACGAACCCGAACTTTGCGGTTTTGATATGGAGGTTTGGGAAAATGATTTAATGGAGTGGCATGAGGAATTAAACTACCAAATTAAACGCGAACAATGCTATTAAAAAATATTGCGATACTGATTTGGATTATTTTTATAGTCGGTATCGCTTTTTATTTGCTTAAAAAACACGAAGACAAAAATAATTAATCTAAATTTGACTTATGAAAAAATTAAAACTGATTACAGGATTTTTAATATTACCGTTATTTATAGGCTTATTTTGGTTAGATAGGCTTGTTTTAACGCTTTGTTGGTGGTTAACTGCAAAACCCGTTCAAAAGTGGATTCATAGCGAACAGGATGTAATAAATAGTTTAATACGGGTAATTGTGGCGCTTTCAATTTATGGTTTATATCAATTAATATTTTAAAAACGCGTAAATTTGTGTAAAAAAACATGGATAATAAACACGAAACAGAATTTATTGAAGCCATTAAAAAACATGAGTGGATGCGTTGGAGCCATGTGGATTGGCAAGCCCTTAGTTTTTCACGCGCAACGGCGTATAATCACAAATTGGATAAATTAGACACAATAAAAGAAACGTTTGAACAAAACAGATCCAAAGCGACAAATTATTTACTGCAAAAGTGGATTCAATCAGATAACGCCACGCTCCAAATTGCAGCGTTTAAAATTGTAGCAGATTCAGACGATCACAAAAGATTAAACCAGAGTTACGTTGAACAGAAAACAAACGATATTGATTTAAGCGATTTAAGTACGGAAGAAATTCGCGAATTATTACAAACTAAAGAAATAGAATAATTTTTTTTGTATCTTTGTATTGCGGGTAGAAGTGGATTAGCTACCCTTTGAAAGCCTAAGCGTTTAGGGTTCCCGCAATTCAATAAACGCATTATTTAACGCAAAAATAATGGAAGAAATTTATTTAAAAATTCCAAATTACGACAATTATTCAGTGTCAAATTTGGGTAACATTAAAAGTAATTATTCAGGAATTGAAAAATTACTATCTAAAAGAAAAAGTGGAAATGGTTATGTAAGTGTTTTATTGTATAAAAAAGGGTTTAAACCAAAAACAATAAACATTCATCAATTAGTTGCAATTTGTTTCTTGAATCATAAAATAGACGGTTACAATAGAATAATCGACCACAAAAACAAAATTAGAAACGATAATAGAGTTGAAAATTTACAAATAATTTCGCCACGTGAAAATGTTACAAAAGAAATATTGAAAAAAAACGGTTATTGTGGAATGACACTTGAAAAAAGTACGGGTAAATACATGGTTAGGATTAATAAAAACAAAAAAAGTATTTACATTGGACGTTACAATTCAATTAACGAAGCACAAAAAGCATATAACAACGCGATAAAATGACTCAAAAACAAATACAAATAAGAAAAACGTTATTACATGAGTTATGTCGACGCGAATTCTGGGAATTTTGTTTGTTTTATGATAAAGAATTATTTGAAAAAAGACCGTTTTTAAAAGAAATTGCAACGGCTTTTCAGGAAATTGAAGACGGTAAAATTAAAAGCCTATCCGTTTCGATGCCGCCGCGAGCTGGAAAATCATATATTACAAGTCTTTTTTGTGCGTGGGTATTGGGTAGAAATCCAACTGAAAGCATATTACGAAACACGTGCACCGCAACGCTTTATTTAAAATTCAGTTACGACGTCCGTTCAATAGTAAAATCGGATAAATTCAGATTAGTTTTTCCTTCAATTCAGTTAAGCGATGACAAAGCAAATTTACAAGGATGGAACACAAATCATAGTAAACAAGTTGGATATTTTGGCGCGGGCGTTGGCGGTACTATTATCGGGTTTGGAGCCACGAAAATTGGCGTGACGGATGACCTTTACAGGAATTTGGAGGACGCGCTCAGCGACACCGTAAACGATCGAATAATTCAATGGAAAGAAGCAACGCACGATTCCAGATTCGAAAGCGGATGCGCCCGGATTGATATTGGAACGCGTTGGAGTATAAACGACGTGATTGGTAGAAACATTGAACAAAAGATTTACGATAAATCAATAATAGTTAGCGCGTTAAATGACAAAAACGAATCATTTTGTACGGATGTTATGACTACTCAGGAATATTTAACAAAGAAATCGCGAACGGAACCGAGTATTTGGGCTGCTGAATATATGCAAGAACCCGTTGACATTAAAGGACGTCTATTTAGTGACTTGAATTTTATTAGTTTAAGCGATTTTAACGCACTCAAAAACCAAATCGAAGGTTGTATTGCTTACATTGACGTTGCGGATCAAGGGAACGATTTTACAGCGCTTGCAATTTTAGCGGTTATAAACAAAGAATTCTATTTAGTGGATTACGTTTTTAATAAAGCAAATACCGATATTACTTTGCCGTTAATTGTCAATAAATTAAATGAGTGGAATGTAACTTATTGCCGGGTTGAATCCAATTCAATGGGCGCGATGTTTGCGCGCCAAATCCAAAAAGAGGTTAAAACAAAAATCCTTCAGGTTCACAATACAACAAACAAAGAAACCAGAATTTTAATGAATTCCGTTTTTATTCAGCAGCGAATAAATTTTGTCAAACAGGGAACGCACGAAAGCGAATTATTTATTACGAACGTTCAATCCTATTCCAAAGAGGGTAAAAACAAAAACGACGATGCCCCGGATTGTTTGGCAGGTTTATCGATATTTACACAATCGATGTTTAAACACCTTATATAAAAAAAATTCACTCGCAAGTAATTTGTTAATTATTTTCGACTAATTTTGTCAAAAACCTATTAAATGGCGTTTGATTTTATTACAGCGTTTACAGATAATCTTTTCGATCGCGGTCGATATTCAAATATTACTCGAAATTTATTGCCGCCATCCTCACAAGTTTGGGGAAAAAAAGAGGCGGTTTGGTTGGATACGGGCGATGCGTGGCGATTGTTTGTTGACATTCCAGAACTCAGAACGGTAATAAATAAACGCGCGTCAATGATGAGCGCCAACGTTCCAAAACTTTACGACAAACAGAAAAATTTAGTTGAAAATCATTGGTTAAATGACCTAATTAAGCAACCAAACGCCGTTCAAAGTTGGAGCGATGTCGTTTATTCAATGAGTGTACAGGATGCTTTATATAGTAACGTAGTAGCTTATTGCCCAAAACGATCCTTTGATATTCGAAATTTGATGGTGGTTTTACCAAACAACAAACTGAAAATAAACCTATCCGGCAAAAAGTTAAAACAGATGGACAAAGAGAATTTAATCGATTCTTTTGTTTTCACTTACGACGATGGAACCCGCGAAACAATCGATTGGATTGAAGCAATTTATTTAACGACTGCGGACGGAATGAATATCGTTAAACCTATTTCACGAATTGATTCTTTACGTTACCCTCTTTCGAATATTCAGGCTTCATATCATAAAAGAAACGTATTGCTTGAAAATTTAGGAGCGATTGGTATTTTATCCGCTTCGAATTCAGATATGGGTGGAACTATTCCGATGACACCCGAAGAGCGCGAAAAAATTCAACGCGATTGGTATTCCAGACAAAAGGACGAAATAATGATTACCGAAAGTAATTTGCAATGGAATCCGATGAGTTACCCAACGCGCGATTTAATGCTATTCGAAGAATTAAACGCGGATATAATTGCAATTATAGATACCTACGGTTTAAACGCTAATTTATTTTCAAGTGAAAAGGGATCCACGTTTACAAACGTTCGTGATTCAATGCGAATGGTTTATCAGGACACGATCCAACCCGAAACACAAGCGATGTACGATTCAATAATGCATCAAATTGGACTAAGCCAACAAGGATATTATTTAGAGGCTTGTTTTGATCATTTGCCGGTATTACAGGATGACGAAATGCAGCACGCCCAAACAAATAAAGTTGAGGTTGACACATATTCAATAATGCTAAAAGATGGAATAATAACACCGGAACAATACGCAAGCGAATTCGATATTGAATTACAACCTATCGATAGAACTCAAAGCCAACAAGCGGCACTCGCACAGGCGCAAACGAATTTAAAAGGTACCGTTGGAGGTTTGGACGGAATAATTAGTTTAAATACTGCGGTTTCAGGCGGTCAAATGGATCGACAAACGGCCGTAAATATGTTAATCAATTACTACGGTTACGATTTAACGGTTGCAAATAGTTTAATTACGCAGCCAAAAGAAGTAATTCCACCCGTAATAGTGTAAAAAATGACATTTTAACACCGTAAAAACAAAAGAAATAGTAAATAAAATGAGAAATAATCTATATAACGTTAAAGCAGCTTCGGAAATTCGCGACGTGGATTCAGTTGGTCGAAAAGTTGCGGTTTATTTGGCGAAGTTTGATAATATCGATTCCGATAATGATATGATTACAAAGGGCGCGTTTACAAAATCAATTCAGGAACGCGGACCACAAAGCGCAGGTAATAGAAAAATCGCTTTTTTAAGGCATCACAATTGGGAAATGCAAATAGGAAAATTCCTTGAATTGAATGAAGACGAAAACGGACTTTTTGCGGTTGGTGAATTGGGAACTTCATCGCAAGGCGAAGACGCTTTTCGAGATTACGAAGACGGAATAATTCGGGAACATTCAATAGGGTTTCAATATATCGCAGATAAAACAAAATGGATTCCAGATACCAGCGTTGAGGCAGGCGGTTATTTTTCAGTAAATGAAGTTAAACTTTACGAAGGTAGCGCGGTTACTTTTGGAGCCAACGAAATGACAAACGTTATCGGAGTGATTAAAGGGGAACAAAAACACGCCCGAATTGAACGAATAACAAACGAATTAAATATCTGTTTGAAAGCACTTGTAAACGGTAAAGGAACCGACGAAAGATTGCACGAAATGGAAATGAAAATAAAATATTTAAACAGTGAATTAATAACACTTGCGAGCGCGGATCCGATCACGATTCAATCCGTTAAAAGCGAGCCGTTCAATGAGCCGTTTAATTGGAGTAATGTAGTAAATAATTTAAAATTCTAAAAAAAATGGAAGACGAAACAATGACACCAGAAATGGCAATCGAACAAATCAATAAATTAGTAGCTGATAAACTACAAAATTTATTAACGCAAGCGGATTTAGATTCTTTGAAAACAGAAATCGAAGGTATTAAATCACTTGAATTAAAAAGCGACGAATTAATGAAAGCAATCGCGAAAATGGAAGGAAGACTTGAAGCGCAAAGCGAAAAAAGTCACAAAGGAAACCAAACAAAAGCACCGAAAACGGTTGCGGGTGCGGTTGTTAAGGCCTATACCGATAACGTTGATAAAATCAAGGATTCAATCGAGAAAGGTCAAAACTTTACACTTGAAGTTAAAGCGGTTGGAGATATGACAATCGATAACGATTATTCAGGAAATATCGCCTTATCTACTTTGGAGCCGGAAGTTAACAGAATTGCACGACCAACGCGCAGAATGTTAGAAATTTCCAACGTTGGAACCACAGCATCGAAATACGTTGTTTACATTCAACAAACACAACAGGCTTCAAGCGCATGGACTGCGGAATCGGTTGAAAAAGCAAACGGCGAAATTAAGTGGGAAGAGGTTTCAAGCGAAGTAAAAAAAATCGCAGGTTTCGTAAAAGTTTCAAAAGAAATGTTGGCGGATTTGGCGTTCGTTCGATCTGAAATCAATACGGTTTTGATGGAACAAATCGAGCAGGCTATTGATTATTCAATGATAAACGGCGCGGGCGGTACTGATTTGAACGGTTTGATCGGTAACGTTCCAGCATTCAACGCGGGTACTTTTGCGGGTACAATT